TTTTATCATATTATTTCCTTATACTGGGGGAGTAGGCCATGTTACATTTGACAGATCTATACCTTCAGTTATGTTTCTAAGTTCTTGACGATACGTAGCCCATTCAGAAGAGTTTGCAGGTGAGTCTGGAACTTGTGTCCAATCAGATTCATTTAATATTTCATTACGAATCATACGTACATTTGCTAATTTTTCATCTTCTGATATTACTATTTCTGGAATTGGACTACTTTGTATTTCATTATTAACTAATGTATATATGTTATTATATATATCTGGTTCAAAATTTAATGTTAAAACATCTATATATTCTTTTCCATCATTAGGTATTTCTGATATAGTACATTTTTGAAACAAAGTACCATCTGAATTAAATGTAAGATATGTATTCATTACTTTACCACCGATTGAATGTAAAAATGAGATCTGTATATAGTCATAGGTAAAGTTGCAATAGTACCGTTAGGATTTTGCAGATAACTTTGAGCTTGAAAATTTAAAGTGACAGGTCCAGTTACACTAGGTACTAAAACATCAGTTAAAAGATTAGAGTCAGATCCTTGGAGTTTGTAACTAACTGATCGTAATTGTGCATTTTCATGTATTTGAAGAGGAACCCAAAATTGAAGACCACCAGATATATAAGTAGGAAATAATCTTACTCTTGAAACAAACATTGAACCTAATGTTACAGTAGATGAAGGTCCATACATGATAGCTGCTGATACAAATATAGGAATATTTGCAATAACAGGTATAGTAAGAGAATGTATTACATTATAACTTTGATTACTAGGTTGAGTCCTTGGACCTGTTTCAGCGTGTCTTAAATCAGACACAGCAGAACCTGCTATCTTAATACGTTGTACAGTTAAGTCTTGTATATCTGCATTAGTGACAGTTAAAGATCCAGCAGTTATATTACCACCATCAATAGATGTAATTGTAGAACCATCAAGTCTAAAATCACCACTGTTAAATGTAACAAGTCCTGAAAAAGATGTGCTTTGAACAGGAGTAGTTCCAGTCGCATTTGATGCTCCAGCAAAACCTGATGTATCTATAAAAAACAAATCTGAAGACCAAACTAAAGTTGTTGAAGAAGCTACTTGGGTAGGGGGAGTTAATGACCAACCCGAAGTGATATTAAAAATATTACCTGTTGACCAAGTTATATTAGCTGATGGGGCAGATCCCTGACTACCAGCAACTGCAGCTTTATATAAACGACTTGAGGCAAACTTAGGTCCATTATTTCCATTAGTTCCATTAGTTCCATTAGCTCCAGTATTACCTGTTGCTCTGTATATTGTCCAACCTCCACCTGCAAATGATCCAGCATTATTGGTTCTAGTTATATTAGCAGCAGCAATCCAAAGACCCTGATTAGAAGGTACGGTTGGTACAGTTGTTGTCCATGTACCAGTGTTAGAGGCATTACCTGTCGATGAGTTAAAACCAGCATTATTTGCAATAGCAGAGGGTTGATTTATACTTGCATCATATAGATATAATGTTCGAGATACATCACCATTAGTTCCATTAGTTCCATTAGTTCCAGAACTTCCTGTAACTTGAGGAGTACTAAACTCAGACGAAGCTACTGTATCAGTTGAAGTGTTAGCAGATGCAACAGCAGATGAACTAAATAAAAACTCACCAATAGATAATGAAGGTGCAGTCTGTGTCCATCCATTGAGCGAACCACCTGACAACGCTCCTGTAGAAAACGTATACGTAAATGTACCGCTAAACAATGAAGGTGCAGAACTAGATGAGTTTTTATTATGAAGCAATACAGTAGCAGTGTTTAACCCTGCTGGTCCCTGACCCCCCGTAGCTCCATCATCTCCATTAGACGCAAGTAACACAGGTGTGTTCCAAGTGTTTGAATTTGTAATAGTATCAACTAGTTTAGATACATACCTAAAGGTAACCCATAGATATTTTAGAGTAGTTCCGGGTACAGCGCCAGTCCAACCGTTGTTAGCAGTAACTGTAACATCATCTAAATCAGAGTAGTCATAAGATACAGATGTAGGTGCAGCTGGTGCAGTAGCACTAGCAGTTTTTTGATAAAGGTAAATTGTTGTATTACCATTAGCACCAGCCCCATCAGAACCAGAGGGTGTGTTAACTCCCGGAAGCAGACCAATATTTAAATACTGTGTTATCTGATTTGTCCAAGAGTCTAAGACAGGATCACCTGTATAGGGTGGTCTTATAATAGACATTACTTGAATCCTCCTTTACTTAATTCTATTTGATATCCTGAGAGATCCCAATCTAAGGTCACTTCACCAGTTTGATTTGTAATTTTATAATTTAAAAACCTACCATTAAACCTAACGTCTGCTTTATAGTTCAGAGTTGTGTCAAAGTTGAGAGAAGGTTTGGATGAGTAGTCTACAGACTGACCAACTTTATCAGTACCATCATATGTAATAGTTGCCTTTGAAGGCCCATCAAATAACAATACCATACCAGCTACACTCTCAGTGTCAAACTCAGGTGTTAGGGCTAGTCGTTGACGCTCAAGGAATGCACCATCCATAAAAGAACTCCCATCTACTCCTACAACTTTAGTAGGTGCAGCAAATAAAAGGTCATCTCTTGAAGGGTTAGCAGATATTGAGCCTGTTGGTAAATCTCTTTTTGTCCACACGTTGTTACGATAGTTCCAAACATAGATTGCAGAAGTAGACCAGAACCAAATCTCATCATACTTGTTGAACCTTACTTGTTTAATTGTAGTTCCATTCCTGAAGAAACTTCTTACTCTTCCACCGGATATGGAAGATATAGATCCCGGATGTCCACCAAATGAATAACAGTCATTACTGCCATACACAATATGTTTACCATCTACTTCAAGAACACCATCAGTGTTGTTTACACCATAGTTATTTGTAACAGTTGCTATTTGAAACGGTATAAGGGGTGAGCTTGTTTGTTGGATAGAGTGTATCGAAGAGTCTGTATATACATATAGAACACCCTGCAACTCTGCCATGTCTTTTATTGTACCAGTTGAGGCCAAGATAAACTCGTCAGCTGTGTTAGCTCCATTCTTAAACGGATTCCAATTCTCAGGGATTACTCCGGGAGCTGCAACATCGGATGTCCTAACTGTACCTGTAAGAGTACGTCCACCTGTTTCTTTAAGATTCCCTGCAACTAGCAAGTTACCATAAGATCTAACAACACCACAAGTTACTACAGAAATTGGAGCTGTTGTGACAAACGCTTTATACACAGTTCCACCTGATGATGTATCTGGAGTAAAGCTAAATTGATTTGATGAAAAATTAACAGATGAGATTGTACCTATATTAGCTAGTGTTGCATCCGGTGATATAGCACCAGCTGAATTTATAGTCACTGTTTCTGTCTGTATAGGAGATGCTGTGTTTCTAGGCAGTGCTGTTATTTTAATAGATATAACATTACTACCAGTAGGTGCTGTAAAAACAGTGTTCTTTATTACCTTTGCTCCAGTAGAACCATCATGTTCAAAAGAAGTCATCTCTTCTTCTACAGCATAGGAGTCCCATCCTGGAAGTTGAGTCACTGTTGTAATATCATCTTGTAGAAATACGGGGGTAGAGTTACCATTATTAAATATAATATGGTAACCACCATTAAATAGGGTGTGCTGCCAACTACCACCAGTAACATTACCAACGGGGTATGCACCACCAATTCCATTAATAACATTAAAAGAACTGTCATATACAGAAAATGTACAAGTCGTATTATTGTCTGTAATAACTACGTACCTATCACCAACTGTTGAAGGCCAATAGGCTATGTACTTTACATTTGAAAGTGAGGTTAGTTTGTTTACATTAGAGGGAAACCTTTTGATAGACCCATTTCTAAAACGTACATTGTTAACATCTGAGAATACATTTGGAGGTAGCGACACTGCTGGAGTATCTAGCACAAGACCTGCTGATGCAAGGTCTGTGATTGGTATAATCTGTTGTGGCATCGCTACCTCCTATATTAGTCTAACAATTTACGCGCATTCTCGTTGCCCAGTATTCGGGTCAAAAAAACACGCCTCCGCTTTCGGAGTACTCTCCTCTGCAGGGATTTCAATCTCGCTCGTTGACGCCGCTTCTTCTTCCACGGCCTCATTAAAGATTCCGTACCTTTTTCCAGAGAGCCTAAATGTGGTACAGCCCTTGGCTCCCTCTTTCCATGCCGTTTCGTAAACACGTTTGAAATCATCATATGTTACATCATCCCCTACATTACAGGTCTTAGAACATGCACTATCAATGTAGTGCTGGGCTAGAGTTAAAACAGCTAAGTGTTCATAAACGGAAATGTCATCTGCCTTTCGTCCAGAAACTCCTTTCGCGTAAGCGTAGTCCTCAACATCTTCGTAACGTGGTCCGTCAAAAGTCTGGATGGTACGCTGATACGAATGTGAAAACACTGGTTCAATTCCTCCACTGATATTATCCGCCACAAGGCTAATTGTACCCGTAGGAGCGATAGAGGTAAGGTGCGAGTTACGAATTCCATGTTTGCGAATCTCCTTCTGTACGAATGCTGGGAGTGTACGAATGAAGTTACCCTTGAGGTACTCTTCACGATACAATGGGAAGGCTCCTTTTTCTTCTGCTAGTTTAGCTGATGCAAAGTATGTGTTGTCTCGTAGACATGCAAATACTTTTTCCATCCATCGGAGAAAAGACTTAGACCCGTATTCAAACCCAAGCATCTCACCTGCATTTGCTAGACCTGTTATCCCAAGTCCCATCCTACGTTTATCCTTTGCCTCATTCTCTTGCTCACGTAAAGGGTATATAGTTCTGTCAACTACATTGTCTTGAGCCCGAACTACGTGTGGTATATCTTCTTTGAATTGATCAAAATTAAATGTGTACTTACCACTGTCAGATTTATCTAGGTATCTTGTAAGATTAAAAGAACCTAAGAGACAAGCTCCGTAAGGTGGTAGTGGTTGCTCACCACATGGGTTAGTAGCTGCAATGTCTTCACAGTAGTAAAGATTATTCATCTCTTGTATCCGGTCTATAAACAAGACTCCGGGTTCAGCCCAATCCCATGTAGACTCCATAGCTAGATCCCATATCTCATTTGCAGAAACTGTATCATGTACAATACCATCAAAGATAAGATCAAAGCTATCATCCTCTTTAGACAATGCTTCCATAAATTCGTCAGTGATTCCTAGAGATATGTTAAAACCAGTAAGCTTATCAGAGTTACGTTTAGCAGTAATGAAGTCAACAATATCTGGGTGGTCAATACGTAAGACACCCATTTGAGCACCACGCCTGTGACCGCTGCTACTAATGGTCTGGCATACTGCATCAAAGATAGACATAAAAGATATAGGCCCAGATGCTTGGCTCTCCAAGGATTTAATTGTATTTCCCTTAGGGCGAACTTTAGAGAAATCATAACCGATACCTCCTCCTCTTCTCATAGTCTCTGCTGCTTCTTTAGCACGATCCATAATAGAATCCATACTATCCTTTATCTCCCCTGAGACAAAACAATTATAAGCAGTAACTAACTTGTTGGCTCCCATAGCAGATTGTACTCTACCAGCTGGGAGGAATCTCATGTTACCAAAGATATCTTCTAGAGTCCATTGGTGTTCTGCACTATCACATAGGGACCGAGCAAGACGTTTCACCTTACCATCAAAAGTCTC